GATCTCCCATTGCTTGTCCAGTAGCAGTATTTACTTGCACTTCGCATCCATTTTCAATTCCAGCTAAAAAATAATTTCCGTTGTAGTCTTGAAAAATGATTTGAGGTCTTCCATAAGAAAGCAATTTCAATTGCGCAGTAGTAGTTTTATCTTGTTTTTTAAGAACAACTGTTCCTGTTTGTGTAAAGAAACTCGTTCCGTTTTCTCTTGAGTTTTCGTTAGTTTGCTCAAAACCATTCGCTCCTTTTAGATCGAATTTGTAAAAAGTCAAAGCAGAAGCAAAAGCAGTTATTTCATTAGTTGCATCAAAAGTAGCTCCGCCATCTGATGGTGCATTTAATAATCCGCTCGTATATGCTCCATTTATGTAGATAGCTATAATGCCACCTACTGAATCTTTACATGGTTCTAAACGCCCTAAATTAACGTCGCATGCCATAAGTTTATATATTTATAAGTTAATAATATAAAGGGAGGTTTTATCCTCCCCTTATTAAGTTTTAATTATCCTGCGTAGTAAACTACATCAGCTCCTACTCCTATAGCAGCGGCAGCCGTAAAGCGCATAACTAAACGACAATTCTGACTTCCATCTAGTGGAGTCATGTCAATTACTCTTACTTCGTTGTAATCGTTTAAAAGACCAGTCGCAAAGAAAAGGTTGCTAGATTGCGCAGCAATCATCGTATCATCTGACATTCCTCTACCTACAAAAATTGGAATTCCTCCGAAAGATAAACTTCCATTGTTATACCATTGCGTTCCTTTGCTATCAGAACCAGCAGCTCCAATAGTAGCAGTAAATCCACCTAAAGCTCTAATGTATAATTTTGCAGCTTTGTTAGATACATATAATTTTAAATCTTCTTTTCCGTAAAGAGAATTTGGAATTAAATCCACAACAGCTTGCATTTTATCAATAATGTTAACAGCTGTTAAAGCAACTGGTGATGGTACATCAATGACTGTTGCATCAGCAGCAGCAAGAGTTTCAAGACCATTGTATTCTCCAGCTTGCGCTCCACCTAAATTACCAGTCCAGATATTAGTTTCGTTTGCAGCAGCAACTTTAGATGCTACATGCCCAACTAAATAATCAGCGAACGATGATGGTAACCCATTTGGATTAAAGGCGCTATACCCCATCTGAATCGATTCCCATGTGTTAATAAAATCAGACTTACATAATTGTAAGTTTACTTGGAATTCTTCTGGTTGAATAACTACTTCAGTTAAATTAACATTTGAAGAAGCAGAAAAATCACAAGTTCCATCTGCGATTAAACTACCAGTTTCAATTCTTTGGATAACTGATTTAAATTTTACGTTTGGCATTACTTCAACACCACCATCTTCGATTGTACTTGCACTTAAAAGTGCTGCCGAGATGTACTTGCCAGCAAATTCTCCCGCATATGTGCTAGTGATATTTACTGTTGTTGCTAGATCAATTTTATTTGACATAATTTTTGGTTTTTTATTTATTTTAATTGTTATTGAATAATTTATTAAATACTCTATCTTGAGTGCTCATTGGTTTGTTTTGAGCATATAGATTCATTTCTACTTTATTTTTTCCTTCTGGATTATGCTTAAAAGGTTTAACTTCTTCAGATAATTCAACTTCTTTAACTTCAGCAGATAATTCTTCTTTTGATTCTTCTTTAGAATCTTCTTCCATATATTCTTTATCTTCTCCCATTTTAGACTTCAAATCAGAAATTGCATCTTCTAGGTTTTTGATACGTTTTTCCATACCAGCCCAATCTTCAACATCTGCTTCTTTACCATCATCTTTTGCTTCTACTTCATCAATTTCTTTATCTTCAACTTCCATTTCTTCTTCTTCTTTTTCTTCTTTTACTTCATCAATAATTCCTTCTTCTACTACATAAAGATATTTTCCTTCATCAGTTAAATATTCTCCAACTGGCACTGGAATTCTTTGATCATCATCAGATACGATAAAAACTTCACTTCCTTTTTCAAATTTATCAGCTTCAAAACGTGTTCCGTTTTCAAGTTTCATTTCTTCTAGTTTAACTTCCATTCCTAAAAGAACTTTTACTTTGTTTAGAGTACTCTCTGCTTTCATATTAAATTAATTTATATTATTAAAACCTTTTTTTATTTAAACTGTTGTAAATTCAACTATTTTGTCCTGTTGTATTGCCTATCCCTTGATTTTGTAGATCTCCATTGCAACATTTAGAATTATAAGTATTGTCTTTGCATAAGCAACCTCTTTTTCCGCCTGTTGGACTTGTTCTGCTTGATGTTGGTATATTATTCCTGTTCTTGTATGACATCTATTATTTGTTTTAAGAGTTCTTCTTCTGAATACTTTTTCTTTTCGCAATTAGGAACTTTTTTTCCATCTTTTCCTTTTTTCCATCCTTTTTGCTCATATCCATCCCAGCAAGGGCTTTTGCTATTTTCTCCAGCTTCTACAGAATGTTGTTCGCATGGCATATACCAAGTTTGACCATCTATCTCATGTTCATGAAAACCTCCGCATCCTATATCTTCAGCAATTTCTTTTGCTTTATCTTCAGTTGAATAAGCTAATCTGTCATCTATGATCATAAATTCATCATTGACTTTCTGATTTTTTAATTGATCTTTTTGCTTATCTTGAGGTCGGTTTAGTTTGTCTGCAAAGTAACCCTCAATAGAAAAGCCTTTTACTTTGTTTTCTTTAACATAATCATTCCAGATTTCTTCATTATCTACTTTCATTGATACCATCCAAGTTCCAACTGGCATATTTAATCCATACTTTCTAGATTTATCATGAACTTCATCTTCTATTAACCAAGATTCTACAACTGTCATTCCTGAAAGTTTTTCTTCAGTATGTTCTAAAGTTGCTCTACTTTGATTGCCTTTCTTTAAAAACATTTGCGAAGCTTTAGCAACAGTATCTTTTGAGAAATAAATATAAAACTCATGACCATTAGAATTTCTGTATATAGGTTTGTCAGGAATTAAAGCAGCTCCCATTAATATCTTTTTTTCTTTAGATACTTCAGCAAGCCTTATTTGATCCTGATTCTTTAATGCTATAAAATCAACTTCTATTGCTGGGTTCTCTACTACGCTAATAGCATCTATTCCAGATAGCTCTTGTTCTTCATCAATTACTAATTCTATTATTTCCATTTGTATTTTATTTAAAAACCTTTTTTTTTGATTTATGTTATATTAACCGCCTAAAGTTGCGCCTTGAATAATATTATTTTCTAAACTTTGAGCTGTTGTTACATCTTGAGAAACTACAAATGCCTGAATTGGTTGTTGTTGTTGCTGCCCTATTGCTGATGCTATTTGACTTGTTCCTCCTTGCCCTACTATATTAAATGATGGCGCTCTAGATTGAGGAGCAGAAGCAGTTGCGCTTAACCCTCCAGGAGAAGTAGACTTGCCAGTAGGATCAGTTGAAGCAATTTTTGCTACGTTTACAGCAGCAAACGCTCCAGCAAGACCAGCCTGTATAAAAGGATATGCTGGGAATAATTTAGTTATTGGGCTATCATTAGCGGTTGTAAAGGCATTTTGCACACCTTCATAACCACTTATAGTTGCTTGACCAATTGCCATTGCTTTTCCTATCTTGCTTCCTTTTCCAGCTATTTCTCCAATTAAAGCCATTGTGTTTTGAGCAATTCCTAATTTAGCTTGTCTTACCGCTTTATCTCTTTTTTCTTCAGCTTCTGCATCTATATCTTTTCCTTCTTGAATCTTACCATCCCAATAAGCAATAATGTTTGCTTTTTCTTCTTCCGATGCATTAAGTTTTTCTAATTCAGCTAAAGCCTTTTCTTTTTCTATTATAGCTTTTTCTTCTTCTTTGACAGCTTCTTCTTCTTTTACCTTTTGCTCATGCGCATCTCTTATAGCCTTAATGTCATCTAATCGCTTTTGCTCTTTTTGATTTGCTAATTCTATCTCTGCATTTTCTTCATCTAACTTTCTTTGCTTTTCAGCTTTTTCTTCATTTTGAGCAGTTGTTATTTGAGTTTGAAGTAATCTTTGGCTTCTTAATTTTTTAGTATCAAGATTTATTAATTCAGCTTGTAGTTTGGCAAGTTTATCTTTATCTTCAATAGTATTTTTTCCTTGAGCCATTTCTAGCTCTTGAGCTTGTATTAAAAGCTTTTTAGCATTAATTTCTTTTTGAGTAATTTCTTCTTCAATAGCTTGAGCCTTTTTTAATAGCGCTACTCTTTCTCCAGCTGTATATTGATCTCTTTTTTCTGCTTCTAATCTTATATTATTTATTTCTCTGTTTGCTTCTGCTCTTTCAGTTAATAAATCTCTTTCAATATGATGCGCCTTTTGTCTTGCTTTTGTAACCTGATCAATAGCTTTAACTTCTTTTACAGTTTCATCAACAAATTCTTTAACTGAATTTTTAGCCCCTATTACTGCATCCTTAACAGTCTTAAAAGGGTTTGTAACAAACTTTAACAAGCCTTTGCCAAGACTTTTAATAGATTCCATTGGATTAGATACAGCATCAATTATAGCTTCTCCTAGATCAGCAAATGAATCCATTATTTGTTTAGTAATCGCTCCTAATACAGCTAAACCTCTTTGCAGTTTTTCTTGACCTTCTTCACTTTGAGTGAATGCAGCAGCTAAAGAAGTAACAGCTACAACGAATGCCCCAATACCTGTTGCAATAAAAGCTATTCTTAATAACTTCATTCCTCTGGTTGCGCTTGTTATACTACTAACAAAATTTTGCATGCCTGACAATGCTCCGCCAGTTGCTTTATCTACAAAACCTAAAACTCCAGTTAAATCTTTTTGATTTTTTATTGATTCCTTAACATCTTTATTAGCTTTCTTTCTTTGGTTGTTTAAATCAACTCTTGCTCTTTTTTCTCCAGCTAATTCTGTTTTTGTTTTTTTAATTTCATTATTAATTTTTTTTCTAGCAGCTAGATTTGATTTAGAAGTATTTTCTAGCATTTTTTGTTGTCTAGCTAAATCATTATTTAAATCATTAATGACTTTATCCTGAATTTCTAATTGTTCAGTTAAATTTTCTAAATCCTTTTGCGCTTTTTTAGTTTCTGCGCTTACAACAAATACTTTTTTTATTGCCATTTTGTTTTCCTTTTTATTTGTTCAAAACCTTCTTTTAATGATTGGGGTAATTTATTCTTTCCTTTAGCTATTTCTATTGTTTCACTTACTCCGTAAAACTGATCTATGTTTAGTAATTTTAAAATAATCATATTGTAATAAGTTCTATTTTAGATTTATTGTTAGTTAAATTAATATTTAAACTATTGATTCTAAATTGTTTTCCGTTTACAACAAATATATCTGCTAGAGTATAATTTAAAATAATGCTTAATGGTAAATACGCATCAAATTTCACTAACCTTGAATTTTCTTTAAATAGATTTTGTATATATGTGTTGTAATAGTTTTGATATAAAGTTCCTGTAAAAGAAGTATCTCCTGTGTATTCGTTAGTCATTGGACCAAAATTAGAATTAGCTGTAGACGTTGCAGAATTTGAATAAACGCTATTCATTGGAACACTATAAACAGACATTGATGTATGCGCAATACTTCCAGAAGCTCTATAAGATATATTCCCTTGACCACTTCTTATGTTAGGATAAAACAATACTGGCTCTCCTATGTATGGCTCCTGATTGTTGTTTACGCTATACCCCCAGACTATATTTGTTGGTGCTCCTCCATTTTCATCTATTAATCTTTCAAACATCATATGTTCAAATGGAGCTTCTACTTTATATATCCCTCCGTCTAAATTGCTATTATTACTATTAAACTTTTCTGCTCCCCAAGCTGCATTAAATAACTTTGTGTATTTATCAGCTAAAAAACTTTTAATCCCTTTATATGTAAATACTATTTCTTTATATGGCAATGCAACATCTACAGAGCTTGTATTAACATCTATGTATTTAGTAATGTCATAAGTTGTTGAAGTAGCGTAAAAGTCATCTAAAGTATCTACATATATAGTTCCATCTTCTTTAACATAAGCGACAAGATTAAACATCTTAAAAATACCTGTTAAAAAATCTAATGTTTTTATTTCTGGAATTTGAGCAGAAATTTCAAATACAAGTTTAGTATATAACGTAAATGCTCCTGTTGTTATTGATTGAGATTCTCCTGTTGGATAATCAAAGTTTTCTGCATATAAGTTTATGGATACATTACTAAATTCTATTTCAACTGTTGAAGTTATAGTAGTTACATAAGTTCCAGCAAGGCTTCCAATTCCACCTAAATCATTAGCTGTTATGCTTGTAGTGTTTGAAGTTTGAGAAACAGCAAAAACCACAATTCCATCTTTTGCAACTGAAACATCATAAAGCGATAAGTTGTTTACTGGATTAATTGACCAAGAAAAAGTTTGATTAAATGCTTCATCAAAATCGCTACTAATAATTAAACTTGTATTATTAACCCCAGCCCACGCTCCTCCACCAGAACCACCATAATCAATGTCAATAGGATAAGATGTTTGCTGACTCAAAGTATCAACTGCTCCTGATTTTCTATGCAACCACATAAACAAATTAGAATATACTTTATTAGAAAAATTAAAGAAATCATTTGAAAATACAATTGAAGGATAAGTAGTTGTAATTGCTTTTATTATTTCGTTTACTCTAATTGCATATTTTAAATCACTATATAAAACTCCTGTATCGTGTCCAGTTTTAAAATGAAGATTTCCATTACCTGTTGCGCTTGAATGCGAGTTAAAGAAATATCTTTGCGTATGAGTTACAAGTGGAGCTAAAACGCTGTTTTGTTCTGTATTAACAGAGTTTAATTGCATTTTATAATATATACTCTCTGCATCATAAAAAGGGCTTAAATGAATTGTATAATTTTCCCCTGAAACAAAGATGTTATTACTTATAGTTAATTGGGTATTGCTATCTATTGCAGTGATAATAGCAATAGTAGAATCAGTTGTATTAGTAATTCTATCTCCGATAGAAACAGTTGATGTAAATGAGGCACTTGAATCAACTAATTTATCAGCAGTTGTAGATGTTGTAGTTCCAAATGCTTTATCAGCAAAAGTTAAATCGTTTAACTTATCTTCTGAAATTATATCATTTAAAGTTACTGTTTCTCCATAAAAAACAACCTTATAAGAATAAGCTTTGTTATCTTTCATTGGAACAGAATTCAATTTTACTTTACCTATTTTAAAATCAACTCCATTTAATTTCAATATAGCCGATACTCTAATCCTAGCATCAAATCCTCCAGTAATATCATAATTATAATAATGTTTAAATATCTTATTATTAGTTGAAGAAGCTGGTAAACTGAATTGTTGGCTAAAAGCTGTAAATACTTTAGCTACATCTTTAGCATTTACAATTGTATCTGTAATTGTAACGCTTTCATCTTTAAACAGATCTACCCTTGTATTGCTTATATATAACTCGACTACTTGCATTTATCTTATATTGTTTATTGTATCAAAGGCAAAACTTAAATCTATAGTGTAATTTATAACCCCATCTGTAACACTTGTTTTATAATTTATGTTTTTAGATTCTATATTTACTCCTAGTGTTTGTTGGTTATATTCTATCCATACTTTTTCACTTAAAAATAATTGCCTAAATACTTCATTATAACTTTCAGGATAATAACCACTATTAAGAGTTAATGTTTGATTTCCATTTTTAGTTAATAATTTCTTTTGAGGATCATATGTGTTGTAAGTTCCGTTGCTTACAATATTAGACTTGTACATTTCCTCATTTGTATTCATTGCAAGTTTAGAATTCTTAAACATCCATAAATCTTGATATGCTCCAAACTTATTTATAAAGGTTAGTTTATAAGGCGTGTATTTGCATTCTGATATATTTTCAACTCTTAAAACTGTAACTCCTTCAACTGCATTAACAATAACTTCATCAACAGGATAAATAGTTTCATTTCTTAAAAACGCTTGTATGCAAGGATTATCTTCATATATTCCTCCAGAATCTATTACTCTTTCTCTATAATTATCAACGTCTTTTGCAGCTGTGCTTACATATTGTATTTGATCTCTTATTTTTAAACCAGTAAGCGCAGTCCATACATATATTTGTTCTCCTTTGCTTAAAAAAGCAACAGATGTGGTGTTTTCGTTATCTACTGGAACTCTTAAAGCATCATCATCAGATTTTAAAATAGTTGTATTAGATTGTAATAAACCTTGCAATAGTTGAGGGTTTACACCATCTTCAAAAAAACCATAACCATAAAAACCTCTTAATCCTAATACATCAGTTACAACAGGGCTACCACTAGATAATGTTTCTGTTGTTCTATAATCTACATATATTGTAGTATCATCTCCAGAACCAGCTAATCCAAGATAACCACCATTAAAAGCGGCTGTTATGAAATCTTTTATAAGTTCTGCAATTTCAAAGTTTACTTTAGCATTTACAGCTGTAGATACCAAAGTGTATTCTGGAGAGCCTAGCCAAGATGTTGCTGCAGCGCCTTCATATATTCGTATTTCTATTTGAGCAGATGTTAAATTGGTTGTTGCTATATTTACGAAGTATGGACTTCTTACGTTTATTTTACTCATTGTTTATTTTGTTTTATTTTATTGCTGAATAGCTTCCCCATTTTGAATCTTCTTCTAATACTGTATTAATATATAAATCAAATTGTTTTACTATTTCTTTATCTAGTTCATTAAACGCTTTTAAAAAAGGTTTAGTAAAAAATAATGTTGGAGCAATACCTTGATAAAATATTCTATCTTGCAACCAATAAGCAATAGTTGTATAACCTCCTTTAGCATATCTTCCTTTTTTATCTCTAAACCTAATGTTCTTTTTCTTTGCCCATCCTTTTAAACTTTCCATTGGTGGTCTTTTATTCTTATAAGAAAACTTTGCTGCTAATCCATCTTTTCCTGTAAATACAGAGTTTGTTTTCTTTCCTTTTTGTTTTGGATTCTTTGCTCTTGCTTTCATTGGATTTGATCCATATACTCCAGCATCTAAAAACATTCCGTATTCTTCCATCCAGAATTCTAAATCATAACCATCTCTGTTTTCCTCAACTCTATAAGTTATGTTTTCAGCTAAACTACCGCTTGCCATATGGTTACCGCTTTGCAATTGCCTTACAGCTCCATTAACAACCTGATGGCCAATCTTTTGCATTTCAGCTTTTAATTCTTTTAACATATAGTCATGTCGTTAGGAATTAACACATTAAACGTAACAGTCCATCCAGCTAATTTGTTTTCAAACCTATCAACAAAAGGCTCTAATGTTGGATCTCCTTCTAATTGATATTTATCTACATATAGATCTCCTCTTAATAATAATTCTAATAATCTATTTGCTACAGCTAATTGAGTATTAAAAACATCTTGCTCATTATTGTTTCCTCTAAATTCTCCAGGAATGCCATCAGCATAATTCTTGCTTTCGTTTACTAAATCCATACATAATAATGAAACGCTGAAATTCCAAACATTGCTTTGCATTGTAGCTCCTGAAATCATGAAATGAGATAAAGGAAATATTGTTTGTTTATTTAAATCAACTTCCATTAAATCTCCATATGTAACTGTATTTACAAATTCATCTAGCTGTAATGTTTCTCTAATCTTGTTGGATAGGTTATAAAATCCTTGCATATTATTTAAATTTACGTTTTATCATTCTTTCTTCTAATTCTATTTTTTCTTTTTCAAATGCCAAATACATTAAGCATTGATGTAGTTTATATTTTGTGATGGTATCAAATCTTGTAAGGTTTCCTTGAGCAAGAGTATAGAGTTCAGAATAACTTCCCCATTTTCTAGAGAATCCGCTCCTGTCATCTGTTCCTTGTTGATCTGCTTCTCCAAATAACTCGGGATATAATTCAACAATTCTTTCGTTAAATTGTAAAAAAAAACCATTGATCCTAATGCTACGCTTAATGGCATGTCTTTCATGACATCGCTATAAACATGACTTCCTTCGTAATCTTCTATAATATATTGATTGGATAATTTTTTTTCAATTGGTCTAAACAATACAGCCATTGCCTTGTGCATGTTTCCCCAATCGTTTATGTAGTTTGTTATATCTTTATTCTCTCCATAAGTAATATCATCTAGCTTTGGTATGAATCCAAAACGCTTTCCATATAATTCAAATTGATTAACGAATTGATGTTCTACTTCAAACAGCTCATTTAATTCAGCAGCTATATGATCAACATCGCTAGCTTTCATTCTAGCTAAATCAGGAGAAGATACTTCTAATAAGCATTTAATTAGATCTTCTGTTGAAGGGTTTTCTATTTGCAGAAACTTTTGATAGTTTCCTAGTTTAATATATTTTAATGAAATTGGAACTGAAATCATGAATAGTCTTTATTATATAACCAAAAAAAGAGGTTAATGTATAACTAACCTCCTTTTTCAACCTAAAATTAAAAACTAATTTAACTTATCATAAATATGATCATACAATTCATATATCTTTAAATGAACTTTATCTTGAGTATATATTTCTTTTCCTTTTTTTATTTTGCCTGATGAATTAATATAAATATTAACTAATGGTTTTCTTCCTTTGCTTGTAGGATGAGGATAGATAAATATATAATTTTTTAAACACCAGCTTATTTTTTCCATTAATTTCCTATCCACATAATAAAAGTACTACAATCATTCCAATAATGCTAATTGCAGATACTATCATTGATGCTTCATACTTTTTATCTTTCATAATAAAGGATTTAACAGTTTAGATTCTAAATGATAATCAATGCTTTCCTCAACTACGCTCCATAAAGACCAGTAAGCTAATTCATTTATATTGTTAGCTTTTGCTCCTGTTTGTTCAATTTCAAAATCAGAACAACCTAATGTAAAACATATTGCCCAACAATCTACATAATAAATAGTTGCATCGTTAATGTAGTTATGAATAAATTCATTTACTTCATCTTGTATATCATCATTATTTTTAAAAGTTGTTTCTTCTATAAATTCTCCAATTGATTCTTTTAATTCGCTTATAAAATTATATTTGTTAAATCTTTCCATTATCTTGATTTTATT